GACGAATTTAACGTTGGTGATTGGGTTCTAGTTGAACACGGACGTTGGACACGAGGCTTCAATATGGAACTTCCAGATGAAGATGAAGTTGCTGTATTACGTACAGTTGACGCTTCAGGTATTTTAGCTTATCAAAAAGAAGAACCTAACGTTGCTTATATAGGCACTTAACTTAAAGAGGCTTATGTTGGATTTAAAACGGTACGAAGAATTCGTTGAAAAAGTTACATCAGTAGAAAGTAACACTTCTGGTGCATTCTTTGGACGAGTACAAGAATTAGAAAATGCCACAGGTATTAACATTCCATTACTGTTAACAGCATCCATTGGATTATCTAGTGAAGGAGGTGAATTTAGTGAAATTGTTAAAAAATGTTTGTTCCAGGGTAAACCACTTGACGATGAAACTATATTTCATCTCAAGCGAGAACTGGGCGATATTATGTGGTATTGGTCTAATGCTTGTAGGTCTCTTGGCCTTGATCCTAATACAGTAATTGAAGAAAATGTCAGAAAACTTGAATCAAGATACCCCGGCGGAAAATTTAACATTAACGACTCCGAAAACAGACAAGACGGAGACCTTTGAAGATATTTCAAAGGACGTTTACGTTTTAGACAATCTTGTTCCGGATTGGCTCCACAAACAAGCTAAAGAAACAACATTAAACCATCCATTAAAATTCGGTCATAGAGGACTTGGTCCTTATCAGGGTTATCAATTCTGGAGTAAACAATGGGGATATGCTAATAATACAGACCCCAAAGATGCTCCTTGGGAATTATGGGCTATATGGTTAGTATTAAATGAAAATAGAAAACTTATTGCTCCAACAGTTGGTAATCTTCAATTAAATCAAATTCAAATAAACTTAACAACTAAAAAACATTCAGGTGGACTACACGTTGATATTCAAGAAGATGCACCTGCGTACACAATGGTGTATTTTTTACAGGGCGATACGGGTATGGAGTTTTGGTCTAATAATCCTGAACATTTAAATCCTAAACTAGCAAAACTATCGCACGGTGTAACTAAAGGAACAGTTACAGAAACAGAATATGATGCTGAACTCCAACGAACAAAAGAGATGGCTAACAAAGATGGTGGGTTACGCACAAAAGATTTAACATGGTATGAGGATGATTTTAAAAATCATCCAGGAGAGATGTCTTCATATAAATGTCATTCAGTTCCTTGGAAAGAAGGAAGAATGGTTATATTTCCTAGCAAATATATACATCAAGGGTTACCTCCAAAAGAAGTAAGTCCACGTGTTACTATAGGTTATATTTTTAGTGGAGAAGCTACACCATTTGCAAAAGAACGTAGGATTATTCATTCTATTTTTAACCAAGATAATATAGATAATTGGGGAGTTACGAATGAACAAAAATAATATTTTAATTTTAGACGATTTAATACCTGCGTTTTTACAAGAACAAATAGAAGCAGTCATTCCTCATCTTCCATTACGATTTGGACATAGGGGATTAGGATACGATCAAGGACATCGAACATTTAGCGAACAATGGACACGCGAAATTCAACACGGAGTTTTAGTTAGTCATACTAATTTTCTAGCTGATATGCCTTGGGAACTTAAAGCTATGTGGACAGTCATTCATCATGCTAAGACAAAACTTTTTAAAAACGTTACAGAAGATTTACAATTAAACCAATGTCAAATTAACTTAACTACAGAAGAACATTTTGGTGGAAAACATACGGACGCACCTGACGATAGTGAACAAATGAAAGATCCAAATTGGAAACCGTCGCATACAATGGTATATTTTCTACAAGGGGATACAGGTATGCAATTTTGGAATAAGGATGAAATTTTCCATTCTGTTGATTTCAAAAAAGGAAGATGTGTTATATTTCCAAGTAGTTATCTACATGAAGGTTTACCACCAAAAAAAGTAAGTCCTAGATGTACAATTGGATTTATTTTTAACGGCTTATCATTACAATCCTAAATTAACACTTGACACACAGAACATTTTGTATTATAATAACATAAACTGTGGAGAGTTTTATGAAATTACCAATGCAACATTTTAGTATAGGAACTGTTGGAGCAACAGGAATTGCACTAATGGTATTACATCTCACCGGAAATTTAATAGGTTGGGCTTGGCCAATTGCATATACGTTTATAATTTTGGTTGCGGCTGGGCAGGAGAATCGTAGGCAATGAAAGAACTTTGGGTAGAAAAATACAGACCGAAAACTATAGATGGTTATGTGTTTAGAGATGAACATCAAAAAGCACAAGTAAAAAATTGGATCAAAGAGAAATCAATTCCGCATTTACTTTTTAGTGGTAATGCTGGTATTGGTAAAACAACTCTTGCAAAAATTCTTTTTAACGAATTAGAAGTCAACGAGTATGATATACTTGAAATAAATGCAAGTAGAACTAATAGTGTTGATGATGTACGAGACAAAATTATTAATTTTGTGCAGATGATACCATTTGGTGATTTTAAAGTTGTATTACTAGATGAAGCAGATTATTTAAGTCCGAACGCACAAGCGGCATTACGTGGCGTAATGGAGGAATATCATTTAACATCACGTTTTATTTTAACTTGTAATTATCCTAACAGAGTTATTCCAGCAATTCATAGCAGATGTCAAGGATTTCATATTGCACGTATTGATCAAAATGAATTTACGGCTCGTGTAGCAGAGATTCTTATTACAGAAGGTGTTACTCCAGATATAGATACACTTGACACTTATGTAAAAGCTACATATCCTGATTTACGCAAATGTATTAATATGGCGCAAATGAATAGTACCGACGGCACTCTTTTAAAACCAAACGAAATGGATAAAGGAGAAGCTGACTGGAAACTAGATATGGTTGAGTTATTTAAAGCAGGCAAAATAACTGAAGCAAGAAAACTAGTTTGTAGTTCTGCAAAAGCAGAAGAAATGGAAGATGTATATCGTTGGCTTTATGATAACTTAGATGTTATATCTAAAGACCAAGATAAACAAGACCAAGCTGTTATTATAATTAAACAAGGGTTAGTTGATCATACGTTAGTTGTAGATCCTGAAATTAACTTGGCCGCTACTATGATTAAATTAAATAAACTTAATGCACAATAAACTAACACATTCATTTGATGGTTTCATAGGCATTTTTGATAATGTACTTCCTGATAATTATATAACAGATATTATAGAATATTTTAAAGAACTAGATAAAACAGGATTTATACAATCTACTAAAGATTATAGTCCAGCACATGAACGAGATATGGGTGAAGTCCAGTTTATAGAAAATCACATTATACATAAAGTTCATGGACCATTTTTACAAGATTTTTTCAAAATGGTCTGGGAAGATGTTTGGCCTATATACACAACTAAATTTAGTATATTAAAAAATGCACGTATGGAAGCCGATGGGCTAAAAATGAAAAGTATTAAGCCAGGCGGTGGATTTCATGATTGGCATTATGAATCTGGGAAAGATCAACCTGCTAGAAAAGTTGTAATACAAATGTATTTAAATGATATCGACGAAGCAGGTGAAACAGAATTTTTATATCAAAATAAAAGATTTGCACCTAAGAAAAATAGACTACTAGTGTGGCCAGCTGATTGGTCTCATACCCATAGGGGTAACCCACCAATCGGAAGTACAATAAAGTACATTTTAACTACATGGATACAGGAGGCGCCATCACAATGAGAGAGAACCTTTATTCAGCTGAAAGACAGCAAGAAATTGTAAATAAGTTTAGAAACCTTTTAATGGAGGCGGACAATTTTCCAAGGGAAAAAAATCCGGACGACTATAGAATGTTTTGGACTGGCTTACGAGGTGAAGGAGCCAGTATATTAGGTCTTACTATGCACTTGACAGAATCGCTGGCAAATGCTAAACAAGTAATTGACCAACTTGTAGAAGAAAAGGAAAAAAGTAGTAAGAAAGATGACATACCTAGTAAATGATAGTTGTATCAAATGTAAACACATGGATTGTGTTGAAGTTTGTCCTGTAGATTGTTTTTACGAAGGCGAGAATATGTTAGTTATACATCCAGACGAATGTATCGACTGTGGTGTGTGTGAACCTGAATGTCCTGTAGAAGCAATTATTGACGATAATACACCCGGTAGTGAAGAATGGTTTATCCTAAATGAAAAGTGGGCAAACAGTTGGCCTAACATTACAAAGAAACGACCAGAAGATGTTCCAGAGGATGTTAAGGAATGGGAAAACGTTCCTGGAAAGATGGAACACTTTAGTGAAAATCCAGGTAAGGGAGATTAAATGAAATTACGAGCATCACACATATTATTAAGTCATCGTGATGCCAATCCTCCTACACATAGTAGAGGAATTGCAGTTGCAATGAATGAAGCCGAGGAACTAATAAGAGAATTAAAAGCAGGCGGCATATCTTTTGAACAAGCGGCTAGAGAAAATAGTGCTTGTCCTAGCAAAGAGCGAGGAGGGGACCTTGGTTGGTTTGAAGAATCAGCAATGGCTATAGAATTTTCACAAGCCTGTAAAAGTATTCAAAAAGACGACATAGGGCCGCCTTGTATTTCACCCTTTGGAGTACATATTATATTGAGAACAGGATGAGTGTAAAATTAGTTTCGTATTCAAAACCATCAGATGATTTTTTAGAAGAAGGATTAGAAGACGCTCAAGACTTAATTGCCTTTTGTGCTAGGGTTAGTAATCCCAGTAATCAAATGAATACTGAAACAAGTGCTAAACTTATTAAGTATTTGATTAAGCACAAACATTGGTCACCATTAGAGATGGTTAGTGCCTGTCTTGAAATTAATACTACAAGAGATATAGCCCACCAAATAGTAAGACACAGATCATTTGCCTTCCAAGAATTTAGCCAACGATATGCAAATCCACAAGACATGGAAAATGCATTTACTTTTAGAGAAGCACGTTTACAAGATCCAAAAAATAGACAAAATTCTATAGCTGTTGAAGATGACGTTTTACAAATGGCTTGGGGACGAAAACAACAACAAGTAATTGATAAATGCAAAGAAGCATATGACTGGGCACTTGGTGAAGGAATTGCTAAAGAACAAGCAAGAGCCGTATTACCTGAAGGATTAACTAAAACACGACTATATATGAATGGCACACTTCGTTCATGGGTTCATTATATTGAATTACGTGGCGGGCATGGTACACAAAAAGAACACATGGATATTGCTCATGCTTGTGCCAAAGTAATTGCAGGAATTTTTCCTATAATAAACGAATTAAAATGACAAAACCTATATTATTTTTTGAAACAGAACATTGGGCTGTAAGAAAATACGCACCTATTAAACCTGCCAAAGATTTCATGCCTGAAGCATGGAAAAATATGCCTACATATACTAAGAAGGCAAAGCATTTAATTGACAGCGATAAAAGTATAAAAGCCTGCCCGGGTATTGGTGATTTTATGTCAACTGGCTATGTTATTCCTGCTTGGTGTGATATAGAAATTACTCCAAGTGGAGACGGACAAAGCGTTACTACTAGATATTCAGAACCTAACTATAATAGTGCTTATCATCCAACAGATCAATTAAGCAATCAACTATTAAAAAAATTTGGTGTAAGAGCGGCTGTAAAATTAGATAACCCATGGAAAATGTGGGCGGCCAAAGACTGGAGTTTAATGTATCTACCAATGTTTTATTGGGAGGATAGAAATTATGAAGCAATTCCTGGTATAATAGATCATGACATAGGTGCGTTAGTGAGTCCTATTAATATTATGCTGAAAGAAATTAAACCTACAACTATTAAACTAGGTGAACCTTTGTGTCAAGTTATTCCTATTAAACGAGAAACAGTTGTTGCTAAAACTGGTAACTTGAGCGAAACTGCGGTCGCCAGACATAATGCTATTATAGGCTTAAAAAATATTATTTTTGCCGGTTGGACACGTTGGCAACATGAAAAGAAAAACTATATTGTTGATGCCCACGATACCGAGCTTCCAGGTGAATAAACTACGCTAGGTAGTAATACAAAGCCATAAGTCCTGAAATAACTAAAAGTCCAAACAACAACTGAAAAACTTGTCTAGTCATACAATTACTTATTCATCTCCGTATACTTGAAGGACTTCTTTGACTGCATTACTGCGTTCAATGTCTCCTTGTCTAAATCTTATAACGTCAATATGTTTAGTTGTGGGAAAGCGTTCTAATTGTTTGATAAAATCTAATAATCCATTACTAGTTAACCTGTCTGATTGTCTTAGGTCTCCAGTAACAGCCATTTGTGATTTTGAACCTAACCGTGTTAAAAGCATCTTCATTTGACTAGCAGTAGCATTTTGCATTTCATCTGCAACAATAAATGCATTTTTAAATGTTCTACCTCTCATATAGGCCAAGGGTGCAATTTCTACAACATTTTCGTTTATCATATTCTGTATTTCATACTGACTATAATATTCTCTAAATACATCAAAAATTGGCATTGTCCACGGTGCCATTTTTTGTTCCATTGTCCCTGGTAAAAATCCTAAATCTTCATCGACACTAATTGCTGGTCGAGTAACAACAATTTTATCCACAACACTATTTCGAAATAACTTAACAGCCACCTGTACCGCTAATAGCGTTTTACCGGTTCCCGCAGGCCCTATACCGAAGACTATGTCTTTCTTAGGATCCATTAGTTTTAGCATATATGATTCTTGATTTTTATTTCTTGGTAGTATTTTAACTTCTCTTTTATGTGGGTTTTGAAAATTAATGATATTACTCGTATTCTGAAGATGCCGTTTGGCTCGTTTATTACTCATTCAGTCCTCCTTTATGAGGTAATCTTGTCTCTACGCAAATATTTAGTGAACCAGGGGAAAAACTAAACTACTACTATATGAACGCAGATTAGCTAAATAAGTGTATAGGAGCGACTATAACCATGCATGACGTGATGGACATTGTTAAAAACATCGAACATATCTACGATAGTGATACCGCTTTTAGTGTTCTTAAAGACTTTGAAAGAGTACTAGATGAGCTTGATATTTACGTATACGAAAATTGGGAAGATGGTGAATTAGTCTCAGGTCCAAACATAGAAAAACATTGGGTAACTTGTGAATTTATGTGGGCTAGAGAGAAAATGCCAGATCCTATGGGTGGAAAAAGACTTATAGATTACGAATGCAAAGTATCCTTTGAAAAAACAAATATTATTAAACCCCGAAAAATTAAAGAACCTGGCGATATGCGTCCTGGTACTAAAAAGGGCAAATTAGATAGACATCCTATTTGGGTAGTTAAAATACAAATGCCTAAAGATCTAATTCTTAATATTTACAGTGGCTACAGAGAACAACTAGACATAGTATCAGAGCCAGCTGAAATGGGTCCAGAAACGGCTGTTGATCAAGTGCCACAAGCAGGCGAAGAAGCGGCAATGGCGCCTGAACCTATGGCTGAGCCGGCACCGGCACCAGTAGAAGGTGAAGTATAATGGGTCTTCAAGCAGGAGATTTAAGAAATTTAGTTTACGACATCTTTGAAATAGATTCATTCAAATCAAAAATGGGTGAAGATAAAGATATTGTTGTTTTAAGTTTTTCAGTCAAATCACAAGAACCAGCAAAAGACTTAATGAATTTTTGCGAAAAAGGTTATCCGTTTGTATTAGACTCTGATGTTACATCAGGCGAACAACCAGACGGAACATACAAGGTTTTTGTTGAACTAGAACGTGGTAGAGAAATTCCCCAACAAATTATAGAAATAGTTGACGGTGTTAAAAAGTTAGCTCATATAGAAGATATTAAATTTAGATATTATAAGGGCTTTAATAGTTTACCAGCTGATGAACAAACTATTAGCGAAACAGTTCCACTAGATGTTGATGGTTACGAAATTAGAGTTAACGAAGCTAACATGGAAAACTATAAAAACTTCTTTAACAAGAGTTATTTAGATAGTGTTGAATTATTACAAGACGATATTACATTTAAAAAGATTTGGGCACAACCTTTAAAATTTAAAGTAAATAGTTTTGGAAAACACGACGATATCCACAATAAAATTAATGAATCTTTTAACATCAATGCATTTCCAGAAATTATTTTCCTTACTAAATATTTAGGTGACTATGATATTTCCATCTACGGCGACAAATACTTAATTGAAAACGCAGGTTACACATTAGTACTAACAAAATAATAAAAGGACTAGAATGGCGAGAGAGAATTACAGAGACGCACTTTCGATAATCTTAGACCACGAGGGTGGTTACGTTAATCACCCTAAGGATCCAGGTGGTATCACTAATATGGGTGTTACTAAACGGACTTATGAAGGATGGGTAGGACACGAGGTTGATGCTGACACTATGAAAGCATTAACTGAAGATGATGTTGCTCCTATTTATGAAAAGAACTACTGGGGCAGGGTTCATGCAGATAATTTGCCCGCCGGTTTAGATCTGTGCGTATTCGACTTTGGCGTAAACGCTGGCACAGGACGAGCCGCTAGATACCTACAAGAGCTAGTCGGAGCAGGAGTAGATGGGGCTATAGGCCCAAATACAATTAGTAAAGTAAACGAATTTGTTGAAGCAAACGGTGTAGAAATAGCAATTCGTGAGTACCAAGATGCTAGACAAGGATATTATGAGAGTTTATCCACGTTTGAAACATTTGGAAGAGGCTGGACCAGACGAGTAAGTGAAACGTCGAACATAGCCTTAAATATGATATGAGAACGTGTCAAAACTGTGGACGTAAACACGAAGGTAAATTAACTGAAGAATTTATGGATGGTGATAATAAACCCGTAGAAATTATAGTTTGTTACCAAGCTAGATACGATGAGGAATACAATGATTAAAGATAAAGTAATGGAAGCATTACACGAACATTTTGGGAAAGACGTAACAATAGAACCTAAGCACGGTATAATTGACGACTTGGATGGCGACGATATGGATATTATCGAAGTCTGTCTTGCTGTAGAAGAAAAGTTAAATATTACTATGCCCGAAGATAAAATGGAACATCTTGTTACTGTAGACGATATTATTAAATTAGCGGAGAGTGAAAGTGGGAATATTTAGTACCATAAAAATTATAATAATACTAGCAATACTCAGCGGTATTGGTGGTGCTTATGTGTATGTAAAAACACTTAAAGCTGACTTGGCTGTTAGTGAAGCTAATAATATGAAATTAGAACAAAGTATTTCTGATCAAAGAGCTGTTATAGAACAAGTACAAGCAGACTTTAAAAAGCAACAAGAAATTAGTAAAGCGTTACAACAAACAAATTTAACACTTGCTAAAGAACTAGCAGATACAGAAGAAAAATTTAATAAAATAAATGCATCAGGCAAAAAGCGTGATGTAGGCGCCCTTGCTCTTAAAAAAGCAAAAATTATGGAAAAAGTCATTAATAAAGGAACTGCTCATGCGAATAGATGTTTTGAAATCGCTACCGGTTCACCTTTAACGGAGAAAGAGAAAAATGCAACGAAGAAGTCTCAGATCAATCCTGAGTGTCCTAGTATTGCTAATCCCAATTATATTTCTTACAACTAGTTGTAGTACTGTAAAGAAGCTGGACATTTTTAAAACAGAAGTTGAACGACAACCGCTCAACTTACAACTTCCTGATCCGCTTAAGGTAGAGGAGTTAAAGTGGTACATTATCAACTCAGAAAATTCTGCAGAGGTTCTTGAAAAAGTTAAACAATCAGGCGCTGATCCAGTTCTTTTTGGACTCACAGATGAAGGTTATGAAACTCTTAGTATAAATTTTGCACAAATAAGAGCGTATATTATTAAGCAAAGAGAAATAATCAATCAATATAAAGAATATTACGAGCCTGAAGATAAAATTAAGAAAGAATAATTATCTATACACTTAATAGGCATATCCTATGCCTAAAATTTCTTTTTAAATTCTAAAAAAATAAAACACACTAAATACATAGTCATGGACATACCGGCTATTAGGAAACACACTATCTTCTTGAAGTGGTGGTGGTTCTTTAGTTTATTAATAGTTGCGACTATCGGGCTATTATTATTCGATGTACACACTACCCTTTGGGTAAATGATAAAACGAAATTATCGTTTTTGATCCTCACGATCTTCTACGGGATGACAGTTCATTGCGGTTATGAATCTTGGTTATTAAGCAAACTAGCAAATAAAGAGTTAGACGAAATTAAAAACGTTGATATACGGCACGAGACAGGATGGTTCGCTTCGGATGTCTTATTAACTATGGGGCTAATTGGTACGGTTGCTGGTTTTATATTAATGTTAACAGGTGCGTTTAAAGGTATTAATATATCTGACGTTTCATCTGTTCAACAAGCATTAGCAAATATGGCAGTTGGAATGTCTACTGCATTGTATACAACACTTACAGGTTTAATAACAAGCACACTATTAAAATTCCAGTACTTTAGACTCCAGCAAGACCTTGAAAGGTACAGGAATGAGATTTCTTCGACTTGATCGAATTAGAACATACGGTTCTCAAATAGCATTCATTGACTTGCTTTTCAATACCCTAGTGGGTTTCGTTTTCCTTTTTGTTTTAGCTTTTATATTAATAAATCCAGTTGCTAAAAAATCTAATGTAGAAGTAATTGCAGAATTTATTATTACAACACAATGGCCCGATAATAGTGAAGATGACATTGATACTTGGGTTAAAGATCCAGCTGGAAATGTCGTTGGCTTCAAACAAAAAGATAGAGGGTTAATGAACTTAGATAGAGATGATCTAGGAAGGTCTAATGATACCGTACAACTTACAACTGGTAAAAAAGTTACTGTTAGACGGAATGTAGAACACGTAACAATTAGAGGTATTATTCCAGGAGAATATGTTGTAAATGTACATTTATATAGACGAGCACCGAGAAACGAAGTACTTGAGAGAGACTACTTTGATCAAATACCTATAGTAGTTAATATAGAAAAACTAAACCCTTATGGTTTAGTGTATCTTAAAAAAGTTTTTTTAATTCGTAAGGGTGAAGAAAAAACAGTTGTACGATTTACTGTAGACGAAGACGGTGAGATTACAGAACTTAATGAGCTTCCATTCCAAATAGTTGAATCTATTACTGGCTTAGATTCTCAAGGAGACCACTAATGGTTATTCAAGGCCACGTATTTTTAGTACTTGTATTACTATTGATTAGTTCTCTAATACTATGGATTTTTATTACTTCATCTAATACTAGATGGTTTGTTAAAGCTATAATAACTATAGCATTATTGCTATCTATAGCAAGTTCATGGATAGGCTTAAAAGCAATCTATGGATTCCCGTATGCAGAACACCCTAATAACAAAAGTTATTATCTTGTAGGATCATATGTTGTAGAACCCAATGTAAAAAGAAATATAAAGGGTAATATTTACGTATGGTTAATACCAAAGAAAAGCGAAGAACATAAAATGGCTTGGTTAGTTAAACTAGGATTAGTAGCTAACAAAGGTCAACCACGTGCTTATATTATGCCTTATGATAGAAAATTACATAAGATGTTAATGGGCATTGAAAGTAATCGTGGTGGTCAACCAGTTGCAGTAAAAATTGTACCTAAGAAAAAAGGTAAGTCACATAGAGGTGATGATAACGAAGACCGTCAAAAATACGTCCCATATATTTTACCCGAAGACCATAAAATTAATAAGGATTATACTATAATTGATCTTGGGGATATGAAGGATAAAATTGGACCTGTAGTACCTGAACAATCTTCAAGTTTTTTCGGCCACACTGAAGCCGACGCTATTGCGGAGCAGAATGCTAATACTTCTGACGGAACACCAGAAGAGCAGGTTTCACCAGATGGTACACCATCTACTAATAATAACACACAAGAACAGCAATTATCCACCGATCGAGGCGGAAGTACCAACGATATTCCATAAACCACATCCTGATAAATACTAGTACATTATTAAAGGAGCAAAAATGTGGTTTTTTCTAATAAAAGCAATAGCTGGCAGTATTCTAGGCGGTGCAACCGAAAAGTGGTTTCGCGGCACGAAGCTAGGTGTATGGTTTTACAATAAAGTAGACGAATTATACACTTGGGCGGCTAAACGTTACCACATTAAATTGATAACAGACGAAGAAAAGCAGATGCGAAAATTTCCTATCCTTAAAGAAAAATTAGAGGCTATGGATAAACGTATGAAAAAGTTGGAGAGCAAAAAATGGATGGATTAAGCGACTTGTCCTTAGGACTAACAGATATATTAATGCCGTGGATAGCTGTATTAATGTCCATAATGATTGCTATCTGGTTTAAAGATTGGGCTACTAAACTTGCCAAAGGAATAGCATTTAAATTAAACCCGCAATTTAAAGAAGGTGATAAAGTTATACTTGATGGTGAAAGAGCTTTAATTGTTAAAATAGGAATGACTGAAACTGTATTCGGTATTACTAAAACAGGTGGTGAATGGGATGGCGACTATATATGGCGTTATGTACCTAATGATAGAATACCATTTTTAAAATTAGAAAAAGTTGTCTTCGATCATACTCCACATAATAATAGATCAGCAATTCATAATAATAGTGAAGAGATTAAAAAAATTAAGAACGGAGATAAGAAGTGAGTGACAAGATCCAAGTAAAAGAAACAAGTAAAGAATATGAGCTAGATAAAGCAGATTTAGTTCCAGCTAGTGGTGGTGAAGATAATACTTGGTATAACCAAACAGCTGGTATCATGGATAAGTTTAGATTAATACCTAGACTTATTATGTTGGCATACATCTATGCTTTTTATACATCA